TTGCGCACGGCATAGCTATCGTGAGGACGCTTGAGACCACGAGCCTTAGCCTTGGCAACCACTCGCTTGCGTACAGCCTCAAGCAAGTCGTTAACCCTGTAGTCCCGTTGCCGCTGGCATCTGTCACACAGACATATCTTGGCCATGTGTCACCTATTGTTGAGGTAGCAACGCAAACGGTTAGGAACATAGCCGTGATTTGGTTGTTAGTGTCCAATCACTAATTGTTACAGTTATATTGAACAGCTATCATAACCCTGTTATGTGTAGTAGTACAGATCAATTGTACGGGCCTGATAGGCATCACCAGAGGCCAGCAATAGCACCCCCATGTCCGGATAGGGTAGAGCGACGTTACCGCTGTACGGGCTTGTATGGCGTTCCTAGACCTATATCATATATGACAATAGGATATCACCGGAGCTTGGTGTTGTATAGCTACGTTAGTTGCTACTTGCGTAGCATAGCTTGTTCTATAGCTTGGTGCATAGTTAGATCAGTTAGGCAGTGCAGTATATAGAGTGAGCGGCAATAGGCAGTATGATGAATGATAGCAATGGGTTACTACGTAAGTCTTGCCCTGTTCTGTGTTTGTACATTAAATATTCACCCTTTGTACCATAAGAGTTGTCCCTACAGTTGTATATAGGGGGTCGGGGGTGGCCCTGGCGGGCAGAATGGCACTCCCAGATTATCTCATAGAAATTCCTATAACTATTTCTTATAATAATTGTAAGAAAGTACTTGACAAGCCTTCCAAACTCCTTTATAATGCTATTCATTAAGCATGCTATATGCTAGGCAGAAGCTCCATATGCTCTCTACATTAGCAATATAAAGAGAGCATAATCTACCATATAAAGAAAGACTATATAACTACCGCTTATCTGTCCTTACTTATACTTATGAGCATATTGTATGCATGTAGTAGAAAGAAAGAGCATATGCCCTTAAATGACTGTGTTTCTTTGTCTCCTTTTCGAGACCTCCAGAACCGGAGGTTGACCAAGTCTTTATTCGTAGAATTTGATAAAGCCTACGGCATGTACACTTTAAAGCCTAATGATCTTGTCGTAGACGGTAAAGTCTATCCAAGTCTACATAAGCTTTATTTAGACTATAGTGATACTACGGAGTATCTTTTTGCTAAAGACTTCTTTGAGGACTTAGATCATTGGAATATTCTTTGTTCTATGCCCTTTTTCTTGTCGTACATAGCCAAATGGCGCACTGAGCTAGAATTAAAGCTAAAGGCAGAAAGCCTCCAGGCTATCCTTAAGGAAGCTAGAGAAGGCAAGTACGATGCCCATAAGTTCTTTGCCACTAAATCCTGGATAGATAAAACACAGGATCCTAAGCGTAGGGGTAGACCTACTAAAGCAGATATAGATAAAACAGCTAGAGAACTAGCGTTTCTAGCCTCTGATGTAGATGATGACCTTAAAAGGATTAAAGATGGAACAGTTAATTAAATACAAGCGTAAGAAGAAGAAATCTAAAAAGCGCAGGATGGGGTACTAAATGTCGATTAGATCTAATAGCTATGGCAGGAACTATGTTACACTAGCTGCTCCTACTACAACCCAGGTCAAGAATGGACCAGGAGTCTTTAAGCGAATAGTATTTAATACTCCAGTAGCTACTGGTGTGGTCACTATCTACGACAATCAAGCAGGAGATACTACTAATCCTGTTGCTATTATCACCTCTACTGCAGACCTTAAGCCTTTCTTCCTAGACTATGACTTTAAGTTCACTAATGGTCTTAAGGTAGTCACTTCAGTAGCTGCTCAGAACGTTACAGTCATCTACGACTAATAAGTGAGTAAGCAACTAAACAAAATAGCTCAAGCTAGAGAAGCAGCCGAAGGAGATCTCCAATCTTTTATTCGTCTCGTAGCTCCAGGCAGAGTGCTGGGTCAGGTTCATGTGGATCTGATCAGGTGGTGGACCAGAGAACAAGCTCTGAGCCATCAATTAGTGCTTCTGCCGAGAGACCATCAGAAGAGTGCTCTTGTAGCCTACAGGGTCGCTTGGGAGATCACAAAGAATCCTGCCCTTCGAGTCCTTTTTATCTCGAGTACTGCCAATCTCGCCTATAAACAGTTAAAGTTTATCAAGGATATCTTAACTCATCCAATCTACCGGCGCTATTGGCCGGACATGGTGAATGAAGATGAGGGGAAGAGGGAAAAGTGGACTGAATCGGAGATAAGTGTTGATCATCCACGCCGTAAGGCAGAAGCTATTCGAGATCCCACTATCTTTACTGCTGGTCTTACTACTAATATTGTCGGTTTGCACTGCGACATTGCCGTTCTAGATGATGTGGTAATAGATGACACAGCATACAGTGAAGAAGGTCGAGAAAAGGTCCGTAACCAGGTTTCTTACTTGGCATCTATCGCTGGTACTGGTTCTTCTACTTGGGTTGTTGGCACCAGATATCATCCGAAGGATCTTTATTACGACTTGGTCAATCAAGTAGTTGAAATCCGTAATCCCGAAGGGGATATGGTCAATTCCTACAACTTGTACGAGACTTTTGAGAGACAAGTTGAAGACACAGGTGATGGCACAGGTGAATTTCTCTGGCCTAAGCAATTAGCAGTCAATGGTAAGTACTTTGGTTTTGACATAGAAGAGTTAGCAAAGAAGAGATCACAATATGCCGATGTCACTAAGTTCAGAGCGCAGTACTACAATGATCCAAACGATTTATCAGAATCTGCAATCTCTCCTGCATTTTTTCAGTACTACAATCAAAGCTATCTTCGACAAGAACATGGTCAGTGGTACTACAAGAACAGTCGTCTCAATCTCTCGGCAGCTGTGGATTTTGCTTTTAGCCTTAATAAGAAAGCTGACTTCTCTTGCATCGTGGTTCTGGGTGTGGATACGTCCAACAATTATTTCGTTCTTGACATTGATCGTTTCAAAACTAACAAGATCTCGGAATACTTCGAAAGACTCCTCAGACTCCACCACAAGTGGGGCTTCCGTAAAATCAGAGCCGAAGTAACAGCAGCTCAAGAAGTCATTGTCAAAGATCTTAAAGAAAACTACATTCGAGTACACGGGCTAGGCCTCTCCATCGACGAGCATCGTCCGATGAAGAACAAAGAAGAGTGGATGGGAAATGTCCTTCAACCCCGGTATCAGAACAGGCAAATGTGGCATTACTCTGGTGGCAATTGCTCATTGCTCGAAGAAGAATTGGTTCAACAACGCCCTGCACACGATGATATCAAAGATGCCCTTTCATCTTGTGTGGAGATTGCTCAACCCCCCTCCTTCAGAGCGCTTGTCGAAAAGAACAAAATGATAGCCAAGCGTTCACATGAAATGGCTCATCCTAGATTTGGTGGAATTGTCTAATGAGTGGAACTACTCTAGATCTCGAAACATATTTAACGACAGACGACTTGGCCTGTCGTATTTCCGATCAATGGATCACCTGGAATAATCAGCGTCAGATCTGGATGAAGGACAAAGAGGAGATTCAGAGGTATGTATTCGCTACTGATACTACTAAAACTTCTAATTCGATGCTTCCGTGGTCTAACAAGACTACTATCCCTAAGCTCTGTCAAATAAGAGACAATCTTTTCGCCAACTACATGGCTACGATGTTTCCTAAGAATAAGAACATCGTTTGGGAAGGAAGTAGCAAAATAGACGAGTCTAAAAGTAAAGCTATTGAAGCATATATGACTTGGGTCGTTGATCGTCCCGAGTTCTACGCAGAGATGTCAAAACTAGTATTGGATTATATAGATTATGGAAACTGCTTCGCTATCCCAGAATGGTTCGACAAACGAGATAGACGACCTGACGCAGAAGCTGTCGCAACATATGTTGGACCAAGAATCAGACGAATTAATCCAATGGATATCGTCTTTGACCCCACAGCAATTACGTTTGCTGAGGCACCCAAGATTATCAGAAGTATTATATCAGTTGGAGAAGTCAAAGAGCTTCTCGAACGAGTCACTAATAGAAACCGAAAAGAAACTCAAGAACTATATGACTACCTCATGGATATCCGCAAAAATGCCAAGGCATATCCTGGAGAAACTATTACCAAAGATGTCATCTACGACATTGCCGGTTTCACATCCTACAGAAACTACCTCGAATCAAACAACGTAGAGATTCTCACTTTCTATGGTGACATTTACAATCAAGAGAAGGACACGTTTGAAAGGAATCAAATTGTCAAAGTCATTGACCGACATAAGGTGCTTTCTCAAGAAGCCAATCCCTCTTTCTTTGGTACAGCCCCCATCTATCACGTGGGTTGGCGTATTAGGCCTGATAATCTATGGGCTATGGGTCCTCTCGATAATTTGGTTGGCCTCCAGTATCGGATAGATCACATTGAGAATATGAAGGCGGACTGCTGGGATCTAACTAGATACCCT